TCCGCCAGCCTCTCCGCCCTCGTTGCCTGCGGCGTCGATCACGGCCTGGCAGCGGTTAAACTCCGCCTGCTCCTCGGCGGTCAGGTCCCGGCCCTCGTTGCGGGCCAGGGTCACAAGTTCCTGCTGGCGGGCAAGGGCTTTCTGCAGTTCGTTCATGGTTTTTCTTACCTCCTGTTGTCAATCAAATTTTTGTTTGCCTGGATCTGTCGCTCGTACACGGAGAGGGGGGCGCACGTCTGGCCCGTTTCGGATCTTCCCACGCCCACGGTCGGGTCCGCAGGCACAGATACCACGGACACCTCCAGCGGCGTCCACTTCCGGGCGATCTGGCAAGGGCCGGTAAATCGCCCATCTGCAGACTGTTTCCCGGCCACCACTTCCTCCCATGCGTCCACGCTGTACCGCACGGACGTGGTTTTCAGTGTGCCGGACCGGACTTTTCCGAAAATCTTTTCGGCGTCGTCGTCCGTGTCGAACTCCACTTCTGCCATGCCCCGGTGGTTCTCCACCCAGGCCCGGATCACCTTTCCCACCACCTTGTCGGTGTTGTGGTTGAACAGGAGAACGCCCACACTGTTCAGGCGCTCCAGATCCACCGCGTTCTCCCCATGGTCCAGGATCTCCATACCGAACCAGCGCCGGTATGGCTCCTCGGAGGAAAAACTGATCGTCCTGCGCCTTGTTTCCTGGTTCCCGTCCTCTCTTGCCATGACCTGGCCCATGGATCTTGTCCCGTGGTCCTTATCCCTGGGGCGGTTGGCCTCCGGTGTTCTGCTGTGCTGCTGCCGTTCCATTTCCAAAAATTACACCTCCCATCTCAATGCCTTTTTCGCGGCCGTACTCCAGGACCTCGGCCGTTTCGTCGATGGCCTGGCGCCAGTCCTTGCCCCGCTCGGCGCAGATCTCTTGATAGGTCTTTTGCCCGCTCTGCAGGGCGGTTTTGTCGGCGGTGCTTTCCTTGGCCGGGTCAATCCACTTTTTCGGTGATTTCACCCAGTCGTGTGCCATGTACTCCGCCTTTTTATCCCAAAACCCGGGGAATGTAATTGCCCCGGAGAGATAACACGAAATAATAAATTGCTCGTACACCTCGGACATGAACTCCATCAGCAGTTCCGTGTCCTCCGCGTATGTGTCCTCGTCCTCGATGGCGTTCTGGCGTGCGGAGGAGTAGGTGGACCCGCTCATGTCGCGGGATACCGCCTCATAACTCAATCCCTGGCCCGCTCCGATCAAACCCTGCTGGACTTTCAGGAACGCGGTGGCGTCGGTAGCAGCCCCCTTTGGATCCACCACCTGGGCCTCGTCACCGGCGCCCATTTCCATGATCATGCCCGGCCCCAGTTTCTTGCCGGAGTAGTCCACGCGGCCGTCCGGCCCACGTATCCCGGACCGCCCCAGGCTTGTCCCTGTTGGTATGGTCTTTTTGATCAGCACCGCCAGGCAGGCCGCGATCCGCTCCTTGACGGATACCGCGTTTATAAACTCGTTCACGTCCCGGATCCTTGTGATCGTGTGGGACATATCCGACATTTCCCGGATCTGGCTGGGGCGGTGCTTTGCCTTGATGAAATAGGCGTCCTTTGCGTCGATGTAGATCGGCTCCAGCAGGCGCCACCCCTCCAGGTCGTATTGCTGGATCCAGTAGCCCACCGGGCGCCTCCATGAGTTGTACTCAATCCCGCCCACGACGCGGTTTCCCTGTCTGTGTGGTGCGCTCCGTGTAATGTCCAGTTCGTCCACTTCAATGGCCTGCAGTTTGAGCGGCACCAGGCCGCCGGCCGTGTGCCGGAACAGGAACAGGATCCCGCCGTCCACCTTCTTGCGCTCCACGGCCATGCGTAGGATCTCGGTGAACGATTGTTCCCCGGTCACGTCGCAGTTTCTTGCCTTGCACCATTGGCGCCACAGTTTTTCGATCTGGCGGTTCAGGTCGTCGTCCCCGGTTCTTGCCCGGAGGGTGAAACCCTTTCCCACCACGTTGCGCTTGTACGCCAGGACTACGGCCTGGAGAATGTCGCTGTTCCGCTCCAGGTCCCGGGCGCGGGCGCGTACCACGTCCCGGCTGTATCGGTCCGTGATCTCCGCGCTTTCGTTGTGCGCCCTCCACCCGGAGTTGATCCGGCCGAACCCGGCCGCGTCATATCCGCGCATGGCCTCCAGCCCTTGGCGCCACGCCTCGCGTTCATACGCTCTTTTCGGGGACACGGCCGCGATCACATTGTCAATAAACCCCACCGTATTACCTCCCCTCAAAAAATGCCACATAGGTGCGCCCCAGCAGCGGGCCACTTTCATCTGCTGCCAGTTGTGCCTCCAGGTCGTCCCGGAGTGTTTTCAACATGGCCAGGTCCGCCCGCGTCAGGGAACGGCTCCCGATTTTGTAGGACTGCCCGCCCACCAGCACGGTGGTGATCGCCTTGTTGACCTGTTCCAGCAGTTCGGCCGGGGTCGCTGTTGTGTTGTCCAGTTCCATGGTGTCCTCCTATCAAGCCCAGTTTTCATTCTGCTGGATCCAGTTTTCCTCCGGTGCCGGTGCCGTCTTTGGCGGCGTCTGTTTTGGCGTCTGCTCCTCCGCCCGGTCCTGGTTTTTCAGGAACAGGGATCGGACCTCCATCACGTCGGCGGCGGCCGCCGCGTACACCTCGCAGTCCAGATAGTGGTTGTCCGCGTGGGATGTTTTAGGCACCCATTTTTGAATTTCTCGCCCTCCGGCCCGCTCGGTGATCTTATGCTCCGCCGTGACCTGTTCCGCATATTCCAGATCGCAGTCCTTGTGAACCATCCATGAACCGCTCCCGTTTGGCCTCCTCATGCGGCTTGCGATCATGTCTTTGTACTTCCCGCCGTCCACATGGATCAGTTGCATACCGTTGGCCCGGCTCCCCGCTTTGTCCACGGTCGATATTTTGTAATATCCCTGGAGTGACTTTGTTGATCCTTTGCACGGTTTCACCCAGTCCATGTTCATAATGCAGAAGTCGTACACGTCGTCTGTTTGGTCGCCGCTATCTATCAGGGCAAGTTCCACCATGGCCTTTCCGCCGTCCGGCGCTAAAAACTCGGTATTCATAACCCGTTCCACTTCCGCCATGGAAAGCGCCTGGCCATGGGCCACATTTTGGGAGGTCATAAAGTCGCCCCAGGCCCTGATCACCCAGTACACGCAATTTTCCTGTACGTCGATCCCGCCTGTCAGCAGTTTGGTCCACGTCGGGAGTGACCAGGCCGGAACCTCCGTCTGCCGCTCCATGACCATATCGGCGTTTGTTTTCAGTTTCGTGTCCTCCCACGGTTCCGCCAGCCACGAATTGACGAAGTTGTGCAACAGTTCCGGGTCGTCCTTTGCCCGCATGAACTCTCTGGCTATATCGGAAAACCTGGTAAAGGGGGAGTACAGGGTATTCATCCAGTAGGCCACGCTTTTGGGCGTCGCCGTGGTCTGTCGTACCATCTGCCACCGGCCCGCCTGGAGCATGGCCGCCTTGTCCCGGTCCGTGATAATGCACCCACACGCCTGGCAGACGTAGGTGGCCATTTCGGCCCGCTCCGTCTGATCCGGTACGTCGTCTTTGCTTGGCCACTTGATATGAGCGAATTGCAGTTCGATGAACTCCCCACAATGTGGGCACGGCACAAAGTAGTGTTTTTCCGCGTCCGCCTCCTCCTTGGCTTTCCAGATCGGCCCGGTTTTCAGGGTCGGCGTGGAGGCCATAAAGATCTTGCGGTTGAAAAACGTCTTTGTTCGCTCGATGGCCAGGGATACGGGGTCGGCCTCTTTTTTGGTCGCCCCAGGGAACTTGTCCACCTCATCCAGGAACAGGTATCGGATCGGGGTGGAGGCCAGGCTGGCCGGGCTGTTGGCTCCGGTCAGGTAGACGATCATATCCCGGAACTTTAGGGCCAGGCGCTTGCTGTCGTTCTCCCGGTACTTCTCCGCCAGGGCCTTACACTGTCGGATCATCGGTTCCAGTTTCGCCTCCACCGTGCGCTCCGCCAGTTCGTCCGAAGGGTACACGAACATGGTCGGCGCCGGGTCCTGGTCGATCAGGCTCCCCAGGGCGTTCTCCATGGCGGAGGTTCCGCCCACCTGGGTGGGCTTGACAAAGACGATCTTTTCCGTGGTTTCATCGGAAAATGCGTCCATGATCTCCACCAGGTACGGGGTGACGTTGTTCCGCCACGGTCCTGGTATGGCGTTTCCGTTTGGCAGGATCCTGTTCTGCTCCGCCCATGCGGACGTGCTTACCCGCTCCCGTGGCCGCAGGATCTCAATGGCCGGCACCATCCACCTGGGCACCTTGTAGGGCTTTACTCGGTACTTCCTCACGGCGCGCCCTCCGGCGGATCCTCCGCCTGCATGGCGTCCACGTAGGCCGTCAGCATGGTTTCCAGTTCCTTGCGGATGGCTTTTTGTGCGTTTCGGATCGTGATGGCGTCCGCATACCCCGCCATGGCTCCAGCCATGCGGGCCGG